CACCTGTACCAGCAAGCGCGATGTTAAGAGTCTTGTTAGGTAAACCACCTTTCGTGATTTTGTTGAAATATTCGAGATCGAATTCAATTTTGTCTTCTTTTCTGTGGTAGTAATCATACCTTTGTTCGTAATTTTGTATGTAATCATGTCCGATATTATTATCAAAAGAAACAGAAAGTGCTTCACTTAGAATAGTTGGAATCGCATCACGATTTTTTTTCTCATCTTCATCATCTGCGATATGGATGGATTCCATTAGTGCAAGATAAATAGCACGATTACGACACCATTTTTCGGTGGTATCAATCAACCATACAAGTTCAACCGGAACATCCTCAAGAAAATCAATTACCTTAGTTATCTCTTTATATTGAGTTTCATTAATATCTTTTCTATCCTGCACCTCAATATTTAACGTATCTTTTGTGGGGAGATCGTTATACTGAGAAACAAACTTATCAATTTCTTGGAATAAAATTTTATGATTAGATTCCTCAAAATAATCCGGTTTTATAAATGGAAGTACTTTTCTTACATATTCTTCATTAAAAATTAAATTCCTTAGAATTAAAAACTCAACCTGTCCCATTACTTATAATGTAAATACGTGCTTAAAATATACTTAGAATTGCTCAATGGTTCTTTACCACAATGAGGAAACATCCATAGGGGTGGAAACATAACCAATCTACCCTGTCTTGGTTCTATGGTCAAGTCTTTAAACATTGTTTCACCCCCATCATTTACATCATTCAAATAAAAAATAAAAGATAAAAACCTCCTAGAAGTTTCATAATCATTCACATCTACATGAGTATCAAATGCTTCATTCTTATTTGGTTCATATTTTTTAATCCGTATTTGTTCAAATGCATTGGTAGAGGGAAAACATTCTTTATAAACAAAGTCATAGTATTTTTTCTTATAGTCTAAAACCACCTTTAATACACTTTGATGAATATTCGTAAAATCATCAGATATATTATTAAGACGAGTGAGATTTAACTGCTTAAAATTTGGTTTTCTTTCGTTTTCTACAACTTCTTGATGAATATTATTATTCTCAAATACCTGCATCAAGATATCACATATACCTTTATCTAGAGCATTATCATATATCTTTATAAAATCAACTAGAGGATCCATAACTAAATTCAGTTTGTGCTATAGTGTCAAGTTTTTTCATTACATCTTCAGTAAAATATACTTCAGGATCTTTTAAGATTGCTTTGGCATAAACTTTTTTACCATTCATTTCATAACGACCTGCAACGTTTTTCCAAAGTCCGCCAATCTCACCGAGTTCAAGAAGACCATAATATCGATCAAGACCACGATCATCGTAATACAAACGAATTTCCACATCTTTATTCTCTTTACTTAAACGTGACTTAGCAGTCTTTGCTTTAATAATATTTCCGACAACTTCTGTTCCATCCTTTTCTTTCTTCTTAGACAGATAGATAATCGTAGACGCAGCATATTTGAGACCACTACCACCACCCATTTCTTTTGTAGGAACGTAAGAACCGATAACATCATAAGTATGATTTGTGACGATCATTGGAATGTTTGCTTGTCCCAGTTTCAGAGTGAGCATTCTGAAAGCACCTTTGATAAGTTGGGATTTGGTCATGTCCCTAACTTGTTTATCATTAAGTGCGTCAGTAATCTCTTTCTCCGTGGAAAGCATACCTAAAGAGTCTAGAACAAAAATAAGAGGTTTGCGTTCATCTACAGGATCTTTTAAGTATCTATCCACAGTCTTGAGTGCTTTGCTACGAAACTCTTCTACCGTAACAACATTCATTACTACTGTACGTTGAAGATCTACCCCACGACTTGCGAGTAGAGACTTATTAACAGCGGCTTCAGTGTCAAAATATATGCACATACCATCAGGATTGTTATCCAAAAAGTTTTTGACGACGGCCAAGCTAAAGAAAGTTTTGCCAGTGCTAGACTCACCAGCAATGGCAGTAATCTTATTCCCAGATACACCACCAAATATAGACCCTGAAACAAGTCCGTTAAAAATATACGAACCTGTGTCCACGTAAGTTTCTGTTTCATCTATGTCTGATGCTATTTGTGCGTACTCATTACCAATTTCTTTGATAACATCATTTAAAAAATCCATCAATATAACCTCATACTATTCAAATATTCTAACACTTTTTCACGAATTTCCATAAGTTCATTATAACATTTTTGATTGTGAGCACATTGTCTCAATGCGGGATCTGGTTTAATTACAGATTCAATAAAGATATCCAAACCACGATTTAGTTTATCTTTTTTAGATTCATCATCATCTATAGCATTTTGATCTTTCATAAATTTTCCTTTGTGCAATTTAAAACATTATTGTATATCAAAAAGTTCATTATAATACTTCAATAGTAAGTCCAGCTAATTGTTCAAGATTTCCTATTTTCCCTGAAGGAAAGGTATTAAACGATATAGTATATCTATCACTTAAAGAATGATTTGCATCCACATTATGCTTAAGGTCAGAATTAAATAAAACCAATTCACCAGGATTACATGGTTGATAATGAAAAAGGTAGGATGAATCATCGTCAATATTTGATAACATCATTTTATTATCACCATCATTAACATTTCTCATCCAATATGGATTTGTTCTACCAAATCGTGTCCCACAAATAGATTTGTTCACATAAAAAATTCCACTAATAACAGAATTTTGATGCTGGTGGATATGAAAATAATCACCATTTCCAATTTTATTTCCCCAAGATTGAGTTATGGACAAACGATCGCATTGAAATTTTAAATGAACTCTAACTCTATCAACACACTGTTCAACCCAATCAGTAAATAATTTATATTCTGATTTTCTAAGAAGATATTTGTTTTCAGTTTTACAGTTTTCTTTTTCAAAAATCCAGTTTTCTTCAAGAATTTCTTCATTAACCAAACTCAAGAGTTTTTCATCACACTTGAATTTGAACATTTGTTGTGGCAATATATTTAAAATTTCCATATTCATATTACGAAAAAAACATTTCTAAATTAGATACTTTTTCAACTTTCCAACCAATGGAATCCAAAATAGATTTCAATGGTTCTACAAAACTTTTTTCAAATTGTAAATCATAATCAATATACCTATCAAGATTCAATTCCTTAGGAAAATCTTGGATGAATGAAATTACATTTTCATTTATAGTATTTGGTTTTTTTAAATAACAAAATTTAATTTTTTCACCATTTTTTATCAACGAATATTTATTAGTAAGTCCAGATTCATTAATATAATAATTGAAAAGTAACGCACCCCTTACATGAATAGGAGTTCCTTTACCATAAATGCTGGATGAAGACTTGTGTTTGTTTACATCAGAAACTGTCCTCGGAAAAGAAATTGATTCTGGAGGAAGTTTCATAAATTCACATCGACATTTTTCAATATAATCAATAACTTCATCCTCTGTACCACTCATCATCAATTTAAGAGCATCCTTAATCATTTTACGACAAGGTGCAGGAGTAGAAGACTTAACTGCTTCAATGCCCATCATTTTAAGTTTAGGTTCAGTATACCTAACACCCTCACTGTCCCAAACATTAAGAATATAACGTTTCTTGGCAGTCCAAATACCACGATCTGCAATATTCTCACGTTTCATTTGCATTTTTTGTTCATATGCCGAAACGTAATCCGCAAGTTCCTGATAAGACTTATCGATGAATGGTTCCAACTTGTCTTGGCAGATCTTATCAAGTATAGAAACAATCGAGTTTTTATCGTTAGACTTATTACCAAAAAATTTAGTAACAAGAGGTCCAAGGTTAAGATAGATTGAATCGGTGTCAGATGCAATGACATAATCAACCTCCTCAGTTTGCAAAAGATTATTTAGATAACCATTCATCTTGTTCTCAATCCAACGGATAGAGACCTGACCAGATAAAGTAATTGCCTCTGCATTTGCTAATTTAAAATATCTGAAGTATTGATTACCAATAGCACCATAAGCAGAGTTAAGAGAAATCTTCTTCGCCATTTGAATGTTGTTACATCTGGAGATCTCCTTTTCAAGTTCTTTAGTAGGTGTCTTCTCGTACTGCTGCTTTGCCGCAAGCATTTTCTTCTTAAAGATAACTCGATCACCATACATTTTCTCCATCAACTCAGGAAGAAATCCTTTGACATCCTTACGATACATTGCACCATTAGCACATATTGAAAAATTTTTATATTCATCAAATTTAAGACTTTTATTCAATACCTTATCCACATTGACCATAGGATGCCTCTCATCCAAAATAGTTTCTGGTGAGATATTGTATTGCATAATTAAATGTGGATATAGACTATTCAGGTCAAAAGAAACAACATAATCGTAAATTCCAGGAACAGGATCTTTTACATATGCTCCAGCATACTTTGCATCCTTTTCAGTGAATTCTTTCGGAGGAATTACAATGTTTCTTTTTTTAAGATAATTGTATATAATTGTATCCCACATTCTAACTTGATAAAATACATCATTGTAATTTACTTTAGCTTCATATGCCATAGTTAATGCAAGTTCGATGAGTTTCATCTTACCTTCCAAACGATCAACTAGTTCTACGTCAACAATATTATATTCAATAAACTTTTGCCAATTTTTAGAATAGAAATCCTTAAATGTATCAAACTCAGAGTGATCTAGTTTTTTCTGCCCAAGTTCTACTTCTGCGATATAATCTAGACGATATGACTCCTGTGCTTTATACGTAAACTTTTTATACAGTTCAAGATAATCAAGTTGAGACAGTCCACCAACATCATAAACAATATTCTTACGACCAGAAATAATAACCTCTGAACGAGTTACTAGACCCCAAGGTGAAAAAGATTTCATTTCTTTTTCACCAAGAACCTTTTCAAGTCTCCCACAAATATAAGGAATATCATAAAACTTGTTATTCCATCCAGTAACAACATCGGGTGGATATTGTCTCCAAAAATTTAAAAATGAAGCCAATAATCCCCTTTCGGTTTCACAGTGAATATACTTTACGTTTTTTTGTTTATTTACAAATGGGTTTCTTCCCCAAGTAAGAATACTTTTCGTATTGTAATTTTGAATGGTAATTGCGAGAACTTCTTCTGAGCAAGATTCTGTATCTGGGAATCCATTTTCAGCAGCAACCTCAATATCAATAGTAACTAGTTTAATCTTATTAATGTCAAACTTAATTTCATCCTCTGGATACTTATCCGAAATGTATTGGTAGATGTACCGATCATTTCCATAAATTTTAAACCCATGAACATCTTGATATTTTTTATAAAAATCTCTACAATCTCTAACTGTACCAGGTTGAATAGGTTCTACACAATCACCCTCAAGAGTTTTATACTTAGATTTTTTCTTACTCTTTACAAATAAAGTTGGATTATACTTTTCTCTAAACATTACACTCTCACCATTTTCGTATCCCCGAACAAGGAATTCATTACCAATCATTTGAATGTTTGTGTAAAATCGCATTATTTAATAAGATCCTCGTACTTTTTAGTCAGTGTAGTATTTGGTTCAACAATAGTCAAGATTTTATCTGATGACATCATCATTGTATTCTGAACCGTATAATCAAGCAACCAAGGACTCAACTCTAATGATGATTGATTAACTAAAAACGGTTCAGTTAACTTACAATCAGGTTCACCGATATCGGCACCAACTTCTTCAATCTTTGCAATTAATATTTGATTATTAAGTAAATATAAAAGTCTTATCATTTTCCAATCCCATAATCAGGTGCTTTTGATTCTAGATCTTGAATTTCTTTCAAACGACGCATATCATCATGCAAACGTTTAATTGATTCAGTTGCTTCCGGTGATTCTTCCCACTCCCAGGTTTCACCACCATTACCAGTAAATTCCCCTTTAGTCATAAACTTTACATTAACCCTATTATATTTTAGCAATAAAAAAGGGAAGTGTCAACTGGATTGTGCCAGTTACTTCCCTGTCTACGGCGACGATATTCAGTTTTATTTAGATAGATTCTTGTGCCTGTGGTGATACAAAATTAATTATAGATGCTGTGAACGCAATTGGAACAAGAATTATTGCCCAGGCATAAACAAATGCAACGGCAGATGATTTTAAATCTTCTATCATTGTTTTGGTGTGAGTGCGTA